AAGAAAAAAAGTCACTTCCACCACAATATAGTTGTGAGGTATTAGTTTCTGATGGTTCAGTTGATGATGTGAGGTCTCCCAATTATCCAAGTGATGCCTATATTGTATTTTATGAAATTGATGGCAAAAAGCATCTGGACTTATGTAGAGGAAAGAGAGTAAGTATCTTTGATATGTATTATGATAAGTTTGGTGCCGGAGTGATTAAAAAAATTGATTTTGGATGTGGAAAAATAAATCCAAGATCGTGGGGTTATAAACCAGCCGAAAGAAAAAGGCGAAAGTGATTTCCCAGAAGGGCGAAAAAATCTCCCCAAAAGGTTTTTAAGAGAGAATTGACTAATTCTCTCTTTTTTTGTATAATAGGAACAGTATGAACTCGTTAAATGGATAGAGATAAAATTAAATTGATTTTGAGAAATATGGAACTTCTTCTCGATAGTCTTAAGGTAGAGATTTTAACCGACGAGACATATAAAATATCTGATATTGTTCCATTAGAAGAAGATTATGATGAGGTTTTTGGAGAATGAGTAAGAGAGCACGGCAACTGGTAAAACTTTTAGAGAAACTGATTAGACAGGATCATCTTTATAGTGACGAACAACTGAAACAAATGAAATCACAATTGCGGGTGATTAAGGAAGAACTGGCAATTCTTGAGACAAAAACATCAAAAGGATTTGGAAAATGAAACCGATTAAAGCAAAAGACCTTCTGGAACTGGATCATCGTATGCAGGTTGTGATGATCCGTCAGACACAACTTCCACAAACTCTTGTATGGCAGGCAGGTAAAAATGATTATAGTGAAGAACCAATTCACACCAAGTTTCCTCCAAATGAGAAGGAATGTGGTGAGTGGGCGGTAGAGCACCTGCTTGCGAATGAAAGAGGGCACTGGGGACCATTAGAGCATCCTTCCATTACTTTGGATTGTGTTGGGTTCGTTCATAATGTAATGGTTCAGGCAAGAACTCATCGTATTGGAGTTTCTTTTGACGTACAATCGCAAAGATATACTGGTCGTCGCGTACTGAAGGTTGCTATAGGAGAACTTAAACCCGAAGAGGTCTTCTATGTGCGTCCAGAAGGTCTCTACCTTGACCGTAAAGGGCACAAGTATGAATGGACGAAGAATGACTACGAAAGGCAGTTAAAGTTCTGTCTGGCGGCATCTGAGAGGTTTGCGGAGGGTTATAATACTCGGGGTATGGCAGAAGAACATTTAAGAGACTATCTTCCTCAAAATATTCGCCAGAACTTTGTGGTTACATTTTCTCTTCGTTCTGCCCTACACTTTCTGGACTTAAGAGCAAAGTTAGACGCTCAAGTAGAAATCCAAGCATTAAGTGAAGGAATGGTGTCAGTAATGAGAGAATGGGTTCCAGAAATCTTTGGTTATTATGAAGATCGCAGATTACACAAAGCGCGTCTCGCTCCCTAAATATTTTGTAAATTATTATACCTTATGTGCCCGACTTATAGATTTGAGAATACAGAAACAGGAGAAATCTTCGAGAAATGGATGTATATGGCAGAAAAAGAACCATATCTCAAAGAAAATCCTTATATTAGACCTCTTATTCCAACACAAATGAATGTTGGAGAAGCGGGGGATTGGCGGGACAAATTAACCGCCAAGCACCCTTCGTGGAACGATGTTTTGGGTCGTGCCCAAAAGATGCCAGGATCAACTGTAAAAAAACTCTAACCACTTATGGCAAGAAGAAAAAGAGCAGAGCAACCAATCGGTGTTGGTCTTACCACTCGTCAAGCAAAGCGTAAAAAACCTTTAAATGGTGAATATCTAATAGATATTGACCCACTTACAGACAATCAAAAAAAACTTTTTGATTCTTATGCGGAACAGAAACATTTAGTTGCCTATGGATGTGCCGGTACTGGTAAAACTTTCATCACTCTTTATAATGCTCTTCGTGAGGTTTTAGATGAAAAAACACCTTACGAAAAAATCTATCTTGTCCGTTCGTTAGTTGCCACAAGAGAAATTGGATTTCTTCCCGGTTCTTATGATGACAAATCTGACATTTACCAAATTCCTTATAAGAATATGGTGAAGTATATGTTCCAAATGCCAAGTGATGTAGATTTCGATATGCTTTATGGTAATCTTAAGTCACAAGAAACAATTAAGTTCTGGAGCACTTCATTTTTAAGAGGAACCACGCTTGATAATTCTATTATTATTGTAGATGAGTTCCAAAATATGTCATATCACGAACTTGACTCCATTATCACTCGTGTTGGTGAAAACTCCAAGATTATGTTCTGTGGTGATGCGTCTCAATCAGATTTACAAAAAACAAATGAGAGAAATGGTATTATTGATTTTATGACGGTCTTGCGTAAAATGCCATCTTTTGATATAATTGAGTTTGGTGTCGATGATATTGTTCGTTCTGGACTTGTCAAAGAATATATTATTGCGAAATTAGAAGCAGGTTTTTAATGTTTAATCATCTTGATGTTGAGTTGCCAAAACTCGAAAGAGAAACAATCGATGGAGTTCGTTACTATGATGTTACTGATGGAGATAAACTTCTAAAATTAGTTTCAATCACCTCTGTTACTAGTCATTTTAATCGTGAAATATTTGTCAAATGGCGTAAAAGGGTTGGTGAGGATGAGGCGCAAAAGATCACTAAAGCGGCTACTTCTCGTGGCACGGATATGCATTCTCTTGTGGAAAACTACCTTTATAATAAAACTCTGCCGTCAGTTCCGCCTTTGCCGGATTTTCTTTTTAAGATTGCGAAGGCGGAACTGAATAAAATTAATAATATCCACTGCCTTGAGGGACCACTTTATAGTCTCCAACTTGGAGTTGCCGGAACAACCGATTGTATTGCCGAATATGATGGTGAACTCGCTGTAATTGACTTTAAGACTTCTAAAAAACCAAAACCAAGAGAGTGGATTGAGAACTATTTCGTCCAAGCGATGTTTTATGGTATGGCATATTATGAAATGACGGGAACTCCAATTAAGAAACTTGTGATTATTATGGCATGTGAAGATGGTGAGTCCGTTGTCTATGAAGAAAGTGACCTAAAAAAGTATATGAAATTAGTGGTTAAGTATATCAAAAAGTTTGTGAATGATAAACTTGAACTCATGGGGGTTGACTAATACATTATTTTAAGTTATACTAAATATAAAATACATTAAATTATGCCAAACATTTTGGAAAGTCTTTTAGAGATTAAAATAGAAAACATGAAATTAGATCCCCCAGATTTAGAAAAATATAACGAGCAATTAGAAAAGCAAATTAATGAAAAGTTTCTTTCTCCATCCAAGTTTTCACTCGAAATTGAGAATATAGTTGTTGAGGAAAAATGTAATTATATCGACGCTATTATTATGTTTTGCGAACAAAATAATATTGAAATCGAATCAGTAACTAAACTGATCTCAAAACCATTAAAAGATAGATTAAAGTATGATGCGATGAATCTTAATTTTATGAAGAAAACTTCGAAAGCCAAATTGCCTATCTAATGTCCCCCTTTGAAACTTATCAGGCATATTTGGGACTGAAAAATCATTTCAGTAATCCCAAATATGATTACTTTAAATATAAAAAAACAAGAGCAACACTAACTTCTTTCAATAAACGCAAAGACAAATACTTCTTCGAGAAATCTTCAAGAAAATATAATGACAAAGAAATTGTAGATTTTTTAGTATCAAACTTTATAGCGGCAGACAATCCCCAGAGCATATGGATCGGGCACATTATCAATTCTGGAGAAAGAACATACGCAGAATGGATGAAAAGACAACAGAGTTTAACCTACTTATTCAAAGAACAATCAACGGCATTATTCTCGGGAAAAGAATTAAAAAGTGTCTTCGACTGCTCGAAGGGTCATCCAATTATTCTAAAGACATTCTTAAGAAATGATATATCAATTGAGAATATGGTAATATATGATACAATATTTTCATTTTCTAAAGAGTATGATAAAAAACTTATAGACCCTATATGGGAAATGACATCTCTTAAAATTAAAAAATATAAACCTTTTATACATATTGATATATTCTATTATAAAAAACTATTGCGGGACATTATTAATGAGTAATTTTTTTAATTCTGAACTGGTTCAGAAAGAACTAAAAGAAATTAATGAACTTTCAGAAACTCTTTATGAGAGACTGTTTTCATTTACTATGGGTCCTCGTGAAGAAAAAATAGAACATATTAATAAAATGACGGAACTTCTTGAAAAACAGCAGATTATGTATACGAGAATATCATTATCTGATGATCCGGAAGCAATTGAAATCAGAGAAAATCTAAAGAAGTCAGTTGTCATTATGGGATTCGCCCAAGATACTGATATGAGTATTCTCTTTGGTAATATGAAACAAACTATTGAATCCCTTAAAAATTATCTTGACTGATTGGTAATAAATACAAATGCCTGATCGGGTGACACTTTTCAGGTTAGATTGGAGTGCTTCGGTGCTCCTTTCTTGTATAAATACTTATGTCACCCGATTAGAGAAGAATGAAAAAGTATTTTTATGTCTATTACTCTTATGAAGAGTTTGGTAATGGATATATTGGAAAAAGAGAATGTAAATGTCTTCCAGAAGAAGATATAAATTATTTTGGAAGTTTTAGAGACAAAACTTTTAAACCAACTCAAAAAATCATTTTAGAAACTTTTGATAGCGTAGAAGATGCACTTGAGGCAGAATGTGTTCTTCACGACTTTTATGAAGTAGATAAAAATCCTCATTTTGCCAACAAAGCAAGGCAAACTTCTAAAAAGTTTTATTATATTACTCCAAGTGAAAATATGATTGGCGAAAATAACCCAGCAAAAAGACCAGAAGTTAGAAAGAAAATATCAGATTCTGCTAAAAATAGAAAAGCATCTGAAGAAACCAAAAGAAAAATGAGTAAATCACATATGGGAAGAATATCTCCAAAAGGAATGCTTGGCAAAAAACTTACAGAAGAGCAAAGGGAGCAAATACGAGAAAGAAAAGTAGCAAGAGATAATAAAACTTGGGTAATGAAAGATCCGGAAGGAAAAATACATACCGCAAATAATCTCAAATATTTTTGCGAACAAAATAATCTCACCGATTCAGCTATGCATCATGTAATTTGTGGTAAAAGAAATCACCATAAAGGTTGGACGAGGGCTTGACATCCCTTTATAAATCTTCTATAATAAAGATGTCATAAAAACAAATCCAATTTATCCAAAAAATCCAAATGTCATTTGCAAATCTTAAAAAACAATCCAAACTAGGTTCTTTAACTGAAAAACTAGTTAAAGAAGTTCAAAAAATGAATAATAGTAGTAGTTCGGGGGATGAGCGTTTCTGGAAACTCGAATGCGACAAAGCAAATAATGGTTATGCGGTAATTCGCTTTCTTCCTGCTCCTGATGGAGAAGACCTGCCGTTTGTAAAACTTTATAGTCACGCATTTCAGGGAACCGGAGGTTGGTATATTGAAAATAGTAGGACTACTATTGGAGAAAAAGATCCAGTTTCGGAATATAATTCTGA